CGCCGTGATGTTCACCGTCGGATGCGACGCGCCGCCCGTGACCCCGCCGGACGTCCCGAGCCCGCCGATCCCCGCCGTCGCGACCCCGCCGCCGAGGCCGCGCATCGCCGCGAGCAACTGCGGGGCGTTGGCCTTCACGCCGTTGATCGCGCCCTGGACGACGTCCCAGCCGTGCTGGAAGAACGCCCGCGACGGGCTGAAGATCTTCAGCGGGTCGGTGAAATAGCTCTCTACGTCGTGCGCCAACCCGGACATGATGCCGGGAATGTCGGCCGCCGCCGACTCGATGCCGCGTATCAGCCCGTCGATGATGTTCCGGCCGGCCGACACCATCCGCCCCGGCAGCCCGGCCAGGAACGACAGCACCACCTCCCACAGGTGGACGAACTCGCGCGGAACCCAGTCGGCGAAAGAGGCCAGGTCATGGCGCATGCCGTCCCAGGCGGAGGCCCCGTCGTGGCGGAGCCCGTCGAGCGCCGCGGCGGCGGCGTGGCGCGCCTGGTCGAACTTCTCCTCGATTTCGTGCGGCAGCCAGGTGGTGAACCTGGCGACGTCACCCATCGCGTCATCAAAATCGCTGGCAAGATCGTGCCGCCACCCGTCGAGGGTCGCCGAGACGTCATGCCGCATCGCGTCGAATTCCTGCGCGATCTCGTGCGTATGGGTGCGGATCTCGAAGACCGCCATGCCGATCGGGTCGACCAGCCACGCGTTGATCTCCCGCCAGTGGCCCGAGACCCAGGCCGCCGCCAGCTGGAAGGGCCTGATGATGTCGTCTCCGACGTGCGCGACGTCGTGCCGCACGTCGCCCGCCCACTGGGCGATGTCGTGGCGGATGTCATCGAACGTGTGGGCGATCTCATGGCCAGCGTCGGCCACCGCGTGGCGAGCGATGTCGAACGCCTCGGCGATCTGATGGGTGTGCGTGATGATCAGCAGGGCGACGATCGCGATAGCGACGGCGAGAAGCACCCACGGGTCGGACAGCATCGAGACGAGCGACATGACCCCCTGGAAGATCTTGATCGCCACGACCACGCCGAGGATCCCGGCCGCGATCTGCGCGAACACCGGGTGATCGTTGAGGTAGTCGAAGAACTTGCCGAGCGGCCCCAGCACCGGCGTGATCGCCTTGCCGATGTCCATCACCGCCTGGGCGAGGAACACCAGCGCGCCGATTAGGGCGGCCCCCGCCGCCGTCACCAGCTGCTGCAGCATCCTGATCATCGGGACCGCGTACGGCTCGAGCTGCTCGAGGGCGTCCAGGAGCACGCCGCCGAGCGCGCCCGCCAGCCCGATCAGGGCCGACGTCGCCGGGCCGGAAAGCTGCTCCATCATGGTCAGCAGGTCGCCGAACCCCTTGGAGTTCAGGCCCCGGCCGAGGGCGTCCATCAGCTGCCCGGCCGCCCTCGCGCCGTCCTGCGCCAGCGGGATCAGCCTCGGCAGCAGGTCGCTGACGATGCCCAGCCCCTGGGACATCAGCTGAGCGACGGGCAGCGTGAACTGGGCCGATAGCCTCTTCCACTCGCCCTCGAGGTTCTTGACCTCCGACACGACGGTCTGAATGGGACCGGGAAGCTTGTCCAGCTGGGCCTTGGTGTCGCCGATCGCGCCGACGACCTGCATTACCGGCTCGTAGGCGAACAGGGCGAACGCGGCGAACGCGCCCGTCGCCGCGACGACGGCGGGCGCCACGGCGGCGATGAGGCCGATCAGGGCGATGATGCCGACGACCATCATCGAGATGCCCGCGGCGCCCTCACCGGCCCCGGCCGCGCCCGCCTCGACCTCTGCGTCGCGCAGCTCGTGCATCGCCTCGGTCGCCTCGAGCGCCTCGTCGCGCTCGTGGCCGATCGCGGTGGCGGCCTCGATCGCGGCCCCGCCGAGTTCGATCGTCGCGGCGGCGGCCTCCTCCGAGCTGTCGGTGAGCGCGTCCTCGGCCGCCGCCGCCTCGGCCACCTTGTCGCGGATCTCCGCCGCCGCCTCGGCCGCGCCGAGCCACTCGTCGGCGGTGAAGCTGAGCACCCCGCCGGACTCCTCGGCGCTGTCCGTCAGCCCGTCGACGGCGGCCTTCGCCTCGGCGTTCGCGTCGGCGAACTCCTGCGCGCTCATCGCCGCCGACTCGAGCCACTCCTCGTACTCGGCCGTGTCGGCGGAGAAGGTCTGCTCGACCGGGTCCAGCTCGTCAGCCACCGAGCGCCTCCCGGATGACGCGCTGCACGGCGCCGATCGCGGCGGAGCGGACCTCCTGGCGGCGGGCGTCGTTCATGACCATGTACGGCCGGGCGGGCAGCCGTACGTGCCTCGCGAAGTGAACGCCGGACTTGTCCTTCCACCGCAGCGCCTTGGCCCGGACCGGGTAGATGTCGCCGCCGAGCTGCTGGATCCGGGCGTAGACGGTGTGCGGGGCGACCGAGGACTCCGCCTTGCCGTCGCCGACCAGCTTTGCCGCCTCGGGCCGCACCGACCGCGCCAGGGTGCCCGTCCGGCGCGCGGGCGGCGTGCCGGGCGGCGACGGCGACGGGCCGGTCATCGACAGCACCACCGACCGCTGATAGGCCTGCGCCATCGCGTCGGCCGCGTCCAGGGCGGCGCGGTCCTTCACGTCACGGGCGAGGCGGCGAAGGTAGGCGGGGAGATCGGCTGGTGTCACCGTTCGCTCGCCTCCTTCTGCGCCCTGTCGATCGCCTGCTGCACCGGCAGCAGCCAGGTGTCCACCTCCACCGGGAGCGACATCCGGCCGCCGCCGTCACCCGGGTGGAGGCCGAACCTGATCAGCCGGATGATGTCCTCGTACGCCTCCCGGCTCAGCCCGTCGGGGAGACGCGCTCCCCATTTGCCCTGGACGACGTACTTGATTTTGTTGAAGTCGTTGCTTTTGGGTCCGGCTTCCGGCGGAGCTTGGCGAGGTACGGGGCGATCAGCTCCTCGATCTCGTTGAAGTCGTCGATCGGGATCTCGTCGATCAGCTCGGCGTCGTGGACCTCGCCCGCCTCGAAGCGCGGCACCGGGCCGTACGGCCACTTGGTGATCACCCGGGCGATGACCGCGTTGCGCGCGGCCAGCTGCATGCTGCCGCTCATCAGCAGGCCCTGGCTGCGGTCTATCTCGCCGTCCTCGGTGATCGGGATCGCCATCTTCACCGACAGCGAGACCGCGTCCTTGTCCTTGGCCTTCAGATCCTGGACCGGCCGGTGCTCGATCTCCGCGCCCGACGTCAGCGTGGTCCGCATCGGTGTTCCCTTCGATTGGAGGATTCGGCTCGACGCCGCCACCGCGAGCGGGAGCGTGTGGCTCAGCCCCTCGAGGTAGGCGACGGCGAGGCTCATTTGGTTATTCGGTGAAGGCCGCGACCCAGTGGGCGCGGACTTCCTCGTCTTGGTCGTCGAAGGCGGGCAGCTCGTCGCCGGTGAACTTCGAGACGCCGCCGGCGTGCTCGCGGTACCGCTCGTAGCCCGCCCGGGCGCGGTCCTCCGGGGTGTGCAGCACCCGGCCGAGCTGGCCCCAGAAGCTGCGGACGTGGCCCTCGTCCTCGCGGACCTCGTTGGTGATCGGCCCGTAGGTGGTGCGCACGACGATCAGCTTCGGGTCGCGCTCGTCGCGGTTGGCTACAAGGGTCATGGGTCGTTTCTCCTGGTCAGTAGGTGGGGATTGCGTTGGTGAGCGTGATCTTGACGGCCGCCTTGCCGCCGGACGCGCCCGTGGTGGTGATGCCGCCCGAGCTCGCGGCGGTGTGCTGCGGCTTGAAGCTGACGTCGAACCCGAACAGCTCCGACCCGTCGTTGATGTCGTCGGTGTCGTAGGCCGCCAGGATGATGTCCGCCTGCAGGCTGACCAGGCTCGCGCCCGACAGCCCGTTGGAGCTCACGAACTGGAGCTGCGGCTGGGAGTTGGCCAGGAACGCGATCATCGACGTGTCGTCGGTCGCCGGGCTGATCGTCATCTTCCCCGCGTTGGACTGCTTGCCGCGGGCGATGATGAACGGCTGCTGCGACCCCTGCTCGGTGTTGTAGGCCTTGACCGCCCGGGACAGGGTGAGCGAGTGCTCGGCGATGTACTTCACCTGCGTGCCGCCGCTGGCCGGGCCGCCGATGCCGGTCGTGGTGCGCCAGGACGGGTACGGCACCACGGTGGACACGTTGGTGGTGCCGACGGCCGACCCGGCGGTGGCCCGGACCGCGGTGACGAACTTGCCGGACCAGTCGAGCAGCTTCTCGCTGTTGCCGGTGAGCGTGACCTCGCTGGCGACGGCGTAGGCGTACTGCTCGGCGCCGTTCGCGGCGACGCCCTGCCGGTCGGTGTAGCAGTACGTCGGCCCCTGCGCCGGGCCGTTCGCCGCGCCCACGCTGCCGTTGAGCAGCGCGAAGACGTGCGTGTACGGGGCGGTCGTGTTGGTGAACGGCAGCGCGGTCAGGTGCGCGAACCGGGTGGCCGTGATCGGGATGCTGGTGGCCGAGCCGGTCGCGGTCACCATGACGACCTCGTTGGCGGCCGGGGTGCCGGCGTCCTCGAGCCACAGGTACATGCCGGTCGTGAAGCTGGCCCCGCCCGACGCGACCGACAGCGTGGTCGCGCCGGCGGTGGTGGCCGCGTTCGTGGTCGACGCCGGGCTGGCGGCCGTGCCGCTGACGGTGTAGTCGCCGAGCAGGTTGTACAGCGCCTCGCCCAGGCCGTGGTCGCCGAAGACGTGGCCGCCCATGTCGAGGGAGCCGATCAGCGGGCCCTGGTAGGCGCCGTAGGTGTCGCCCATGCTGCCCTGGAACGACTCGTCGTAGAGCATCATCGGCTTGTTGCTCGGCTTGAAGCTGGTCAGCGGGATGGGCGAGCCGACCGAGCCGGGGATCGTGCCGGGCGTCGCCTCCTTGACGACGTAGACCTCGCGCTCGGCGGTTACGCCGAAGGTCACCGGGGGTGCCATGGCCTACATCCCTTCCGTGCCCGTGGCGGGCGTCGTGAGCGTGCTCAGCGCGGGCGTCGGCGAGGTGCCCAGCGCCCTGTTCAGCGCGCCGCGCTCGTCGGGGGTCAGCGTGGCCTCGGCCGCCTCGAGCATGGCCTCGCGGAGCGGCCGCCACGGCCCCCAGTCCGGCTCTTCGTCGAAGTTCCGGACGTCGCCGGGCCTCACCAGGCCGATCACCGGATCCTGGTGCGGCCCCGGTCCCTCGTATACGTAGTTCACGCAGGCCTCCTATGCCGCGACCATGGTCAGAACCTCGAACGTGTAATCAATGCCGCCGCGGCCGCGGCCCCGGTCGGCTTCCGTCGACCACTCGGCCTCGCCGTGGACGATGCCGTTCTTGCCCTCGCCCGCCTCGATGATCAGGCGGCCGCCCTGGGCCGCGTAGGCCGCGCTCGTCGTGCCGAGCGTCCTGTCCGCGTAGATCAGGGCGTCCATGTCGTTGAGCAGGTCGTCGAGCGGCGCCTCCGCCTCCTCGAGGTGCTCGGCGTAGCTGATGACGTCCAGCGAGCACTTGACCGGGTAGAGCCGCTTGCGCCAGCCGCTGGTAGCGCCGCCGTAGCTGTCGCGGGTGTTGGCGACCAGACCCAGGCGGATCGTCAGCACCGCGCCCCATCCGGTGCCGGGCGTCTCGCCGAGCGTGTAGTAGGCGTCCGGCGCGCCGCCCTTGATGAAGTAAGGGAACGCCGTGCCGAGTCCGGCGCTGGCGAGACTTCCGCCCTGGTAATAAACGCCCGCGTCGGCCGTCTGCAGCGTCCCGCCGAAGTACGCCGCCACCGCGTTGCGGACCAGCTGCCTGTCGCCGCTCATCGCGCGCCTACCAGCAGGTGCGCGGGCGGCAGCGCGTCGAGCAACTGCTCTACGGCGTCCTCCATCGCGGGCTCGCCGTCTGGGCCGAGGAAGGGCCGCCCGCTGGCGTCCAGCGCGAAACGGTACGCCTTGGCGAACGGGGCGTCGATGAGGAAGAACTCGACGCGGGTAGTCACTACAGCCCGGCCAAGGTGCTCGTCCACCCACGCGGACCTCTCCCCGACGAAGCGGTCGGCCCACTCGGGGCTGCCGGCGTCCCAGACCTCGATCGGCTGCATCAAGACCTCAGCGTCGGTCGGTACGGGGCGAGCCAGCCGCGGGCGTCGTTGACGAGGCCGCCAGCCTTGCCCGCGTTCGGGCTGTCCGTCGTCCTGGCCGCCGGGCCGAACGCGCTGGCGGGCTCCTCGGCCGAGACGTCGTCCCTCATCAGGAGCGCCACGCCGTAGGCGATCACGGACTGCAGGATCTTCCGGGGCATCTCGGTTACGCCGGTGGTCGCTATGTGCGCGTTCTGCGCGGCCGCCGCCAGCGGGATGGCCGTCGCCGTCGGCGGGACGGTCGGAGCCGCGGGAACGTAGGCGCCGGCCACCGTCAGCGCCTCGCTGACGCCCGCGTCGTAGATCCGCAGCACGTCGCCGGGCAGGATGCCCGCCGGGTCGGCCACCGTCGCCGACTCCGCATCGGCCGCGATCGGCTCCGCGAGATAGGTCGACGGGTAGCCGGGCACGTACGACCAGTTGACGTAGGTGAGCATCCCCTGGCGGGGCGCCGGGCCGAACTGGATGGCCGGGCCGGTGAAGCTCAGCCCGCCGTACGGGACGAACGACACCTCGCGGCCGTCCTCGACCCACACCGAGGAAGACGACAGCGACAGCGACACCATCGCCGACGGGTCCCAGCCGTACTCCAGGCCGACGATCTGCCGCACGGGGATGTCGCGCGGCTTGACGTAGATCCGGCCGCCGTTGCCCGCCCGGGTGCGCAGCTGCTCGCCCTGCACGTAGTGGGCGTGCAGGAGCATGTCGCCGCACTCGCCGACCGCCCAGTCCGACGCCGCCAGCAGGACGTCGTAGAGCACGTCCTCCTGCACGCCCGCGACGCCGCCCGGCACCAGGTTGTCCAGGTCCATCCACGTGGGATAGGCCTTGAACATCGCCGGGGTGACGTAGGGCTGCGAGAGCACGCCGGAGGCGGGCGCGACGATCAGCGGGGTCGTCATCGCTCACCTCCGGTCATGGCTTACGGGGCTTCAGTGGTCGGCGCGGGCGGCGGGGCGTCGCCATCGCCGTCCTTCGGCTTGTGGGCCGCGCACAGCCCGTCGTCGCCGGGCGTCCCCTTGCACGGCTCGCCCGCCTTGGTGGTCTCCGCGCAGACCCGCGGGGGCGGCGCTATCGCGTCGCCGAGCCGCCATTCGCCGTGCGGGCAGTGCAGGACCGTGTCCGGGTCGCCGCTCCCGACGAACGCCTCGGTCCGGCCCGCCTGGGCGTTCTCCGCCAGCCGGGCCAGCTCGGCGGACTCGGGGAAGCACTCGTCGCATGCCTCACTCACGAACGCACTCCCCTTCCCGGCCGGCCGCCGCGCAGCGCGAGCACGACGCGATGAACGGCCGGAACCCGCAGGTCTTGCACCGGAAGGCCAGCCGCCGCCGGGTGGTGCCGCTCAGCGACGCGAGAGCGCCGCCGAGCTTCACCACCGCCTTGGCGTCGCCCGGCGTCATGTCGAACACCCGTCCGGGCATATTGCCGCCGTAGCGGCGCCCGGACGGGGCGTCGACCTGAGCGATGTCGTTGCCCAGGATGACCTTCGTCACCGGATCACCCAGACCAGCGTCGGGTGCCCGGCCGCGTCGCTGTGGCCGTAGCCGAGCACCGTCGCGCCCTGGACGCTGTTGGCCGTCCCGGGCGGCGTCTGCGCCTGGGTGCTGACCTTCCGGCGGGTCATGCCTGCAGGCCGACGACGGCGCCCGACCAGGCCGGGGCGTACGGCACGAACGACCCCAGCTGGTAGGTGCTGAAGTCGTACGTGAACTGGATGTCGGGCCAGTCGTAGCCGATGTAGTCGACCACGTTGTTGACCGCGAACGTGTTGGCCACCTCGCTGTCGGGCACCGGCAGCGTCTTGGACCAGGCGAACGACACGCCGACCGGCATGAACGGGTGGACTTCCAGGTCCACCGCCTTGCCGGTCGTCTGGTTGACCATCCCGGTGACGGCCGAGCCGACCGTCATGCCGCTGATGTCGTCGCGGGTCACCTGGATCCGGTAGCCGCCCGGGTTGCCGGAGCTGAGGCCGGTGCCGCCGCCGTGCTCGACGAACGTGCCGAGCGCCGACCGGATCACGCCGTCCACGTAGACCACGTCCGGGTCGGCGAGCAGCTTCTGCCCGTAGGAGGTCGCGGTGCCGTTCTGCGCGTAGTTGCCCGACTCGACGCCCGCGCCGTACAGGGCCTTGAACATCGTCTGCCACGGGGTGTCGCCCTGCGCCGGGGCGCCGGACTGGCCGAGGCCCGCGATCGAGTTGACCGAGTTCGCCGCGGTCGCGTTCGCCGCGTAGGTGGCGATGTAGCCGGTCACGGCCGGGTTGGTCAGGACGGTCAGGAAGCCGTCGTAGCCGTTGACGTTCGCGCTGGAGTCACCCGCGTTGTACGGCAGCGCGCCCGTGCTCGTCGAGTAGGAGGTCAGCACCAGGCCCGACGCGATCGCCAGCGAGCTGCCGGCCGCGACGAACTGCTGGAAGAAGAACGAGCCGGTCGACGCCGTGAAGACGTACACGTTCCAGCCGTAGGCGCCGGACGGCAGCGACGGCCAGGCGGTGACGGTCAGCGTGCCGACGCCGCCGCCGGTGATCGCCGACGTGGTGACGATGTTGCTCGGGGCGGACTCGCCCCAGCCGCCCACCGCGGTGACGAACATCGAGTAGGTGCCGTTCGCGATGCCGCCGCCGGTGACCGCCGAGGCGGCGGTGAGGCCGGTCGGGGCCGCGATCGGGCCGGTGTAGCCGTTGGCCGACGGGCCGCGGCTGTACAGCAGGGCCTTCTCCTCGCCGAGCATGTGAGCCCACAGCGTCGCGGTGTGGCTCAACTGCCTAATATCCTCGAAGCCCTGGCCGATGTACTGGGCCTTCCACGACACCGAGTCCGACAGCGACATCTCGGTGTAGTTGACGGTCTTGCTCGTCGCGGCGTAGTTGATCTTCTGGCCGCGGCGAAGCGGGACGCCGGTCGTGCCGTAGACGCCGCCGGTGGTGGTCGACTGGCCGCCGAACTGGGGCAGCGACAGGCCCTGCGCCTGCGGGTACTCGGAGTTGAGGAACGGCGCCTGGTCGGCGACGCCGCCGGTGTTCGAGTTCGTCCAGCCGGTGATCTGCCGGAACTGGATCGCGGAGCCCTTGCCGTTGTTCTCGCGCGGCACCGCGTTCCGCAGCGGCGTCTGGCGGGGCACCAGGATCTGCGCGGACTCGAACAGGTTGTACGGGGCCAGCTGGGTGTTGTACCCGCCGGTCTCCGGGTAGGCCTGGTTCCAGTCCTTCGTGACCGTCTCGCGCAGGCCCTGCAGGTCGGCGTTCATCGCGGCGAGCTGGTCGGCGGGCAGCGACTTGCTCAGGGTGTCGATCGCTGCCATGCGCTTCTCGTAGTCGCCCTTGGACGTGCGGGCGCCCTTGCGGATGCCCTCGCCGGGGACGAACACGTCGTGGCCGGTGTCGTGGTCGGCGTGCGCCTTGCGCAGCGACGCCTTGTAGCGCTCGAACTGCTCGATGACCTGGGCGCCCTGGTAAT